TCGTCAACGTGAAGTGGGGCTGCTAAAAGAAATTGCCGGGCTTGAGTTGCAAGGAAAAACCCTTGACGAGACTATAAAACAAAATGTTATTACGAACAGACTGGATGCGCTAAAGGCTCTTCCCGACTTTGTTCAAAATGCTATTGAAATAGACTACGGTACAGTTGATGATAAGGGTAACTTTAGCTGGAACGAAAAAGGTAAAGCATGGCTAGAAGACAACTCATCTCGTATTATGTCGTCAGCGCTTACCGTTAAGTCTACAACAGGTCAGGCAATGGCTCCTGAAAGATTCGCGCAAGAAATGTTAAAATCGGAAGATGGAAGAGCGGACATAACAGCTAGAATGATTCGGGAATTCCCAAATCGGTATTCTAAGAATAACCCTCCTAGCCTACAGGAAATGATGACTTACGCTGCGGGAACAAGTACGACATCTGACTCCGCTGCTACCACTCCCTCTGGTCCTCGTTTAAAAGATCCTGAAACAGGTAAAGTTTACATACAGCAACCAGACGGGACATACAAAGAAGTTACTGGGGAGTAGTCTATGGTTGATTTTGATCCAAGCCGTTTGGTTCCGATTACTGACGAACCAACGGAAGAGCCTGCATTCGACCCCTCTCGTTTGGTTTCCATTCAGGAAGATGTATCACCAACGCAGGAATCAACAACGCAGGAAATAGCCGAAGGCATTGCCTCCGGCTTACTTGCCATACCGCAGGGCATAGCTGAACTTGCCACTGCTGGCGTTGACGTTGTCTACGACACAGATTACTCCACAGATGTAACCAACTTCTTTGAAGGAATTCGTGAGGCCGCTGGTATCGATCCAGAGGGTACAGCAGGAACCATTGCCGAAGTTGCAGCGCAGTTTGTCGTTCCCGGCCTCGGAGCAGCCGGTGTTGCAAGCAAACTTGGTCGTCTTGCCAACCTTGGAACGGTAACCAATCGAGCAGCGCAAGTTGGCGCAGCAGCCATTACCGATGCTGTAGTAGCTACAGACGGTGTAACAACGCTTGGTGACTTTTTTCAAACAGGGCCGACAACAACCGAAGATACAATTGGTCTTCGTGGAAAAGAAAAAGCAGCCGCTCGTATTGGCAACAGAGTAAGCTTTGCTTTGGAGGCTGGTGGTCTAACCGCTGTTGCTCCAGAAGCTCTGAAGGCGATTGGTCTTCTGGGTACAGGAGTGTCTAAAGTAGCTACTCCCGTAGTGGCACCAGTAGTTCAAAAAGGAATTCTTCCCGCTGCAAAAGCTATCAGTGCACCAATAAAAAAGCTGGCTGAACGAGATGATATGGTTGGCGACAGCCTGAATAAAATCGCTTCTGTGTTCCGCGCCCGTGGTAACCTGCCGCAAGATGTGTTCGAGGTTAAGTCTAAAATCAATGGCGAGGTAGAGGCAGAACTTGGTGAGGCGGCTCGTTACTTAAAAGAAGTACAGGACGGATTGGACAAGGTCTTTAAAAAGTCTGAAACTGTGATGGTCGAAGGCACACCCTTGGCTCGTTCTGAAGTAATGAACCGACTGTATGGCTACCTGACAAAAGACCCTGACTTTGTTCGCAATGCAAAGGACACAGGTTCGACGTTAGAGAGCATGCTTCCTGACTTCATGCGTCAGCCAGCAAAGCAAATGCGGGCACAGGTAGATAAGCTTTCCAACTCGATCAAGAATTCTGACTACCTAGCTACTCGGGAAGCTGACGATATCGTTAATGCAATTAACGATAACATCGGTTCTTATTTGCGTCGTAAGTACAAAATTTTTGAGGACAAGAACTTCCTGAAGAGCGCTGAGTTTGCAGATGCTAGGAAAGAAGCTGTAGATTTTTTCAAGGCAAACCCCAAGGCGGCGGAAAATCTATACAAGGATTTAAATCCGGACGTTCCATTGCCTAGTGATTTTACGACTGGCGTTGGTAAGTCGCAGAAATTGAGTGATACTGCCGCAGAGAATCTTGTGGAGAACTTCGTTGCTCGGTACTCGAACCGGGGTCGCAGGCCAATAAAAGGGGGCAGCCAAGCACAGGCTCGTGTTGCAGATAAGAAACTAAAAGAGAGCTTGTTTTCTTCTCGTCAGGTAAACAATGAAGCCCTTCGTAAACTGCTGGGTGAGGTGAAAGATCCTCAAGAAGCGTACATATCTACAATTGCAGATATGGCTGAATTTCGTGCTGTTGACGATTACTTTAAGTACATCCGTACAAACCTTGTAGATCAAGGTGATAACTTTGTAAGCGCCGAAAGATTCGCTCAAAACCCTGTTAAGTTCGAGGGCTACGAAAAACTTGAAAAAGGTTTTGGCTCTCTTGAAGGTGTCTATGTCCCAAGGCGTATATACAACGACATGACGCGGCTAACCATCGGTGACGCTGGCACAATGGGCAACACGATGAAAACCGTTTACTCTGGGTTCCTAAAAACCAAGGGTGTATCGCAATACGCAAAGACCGTCCTGTCTCCTGTGACGCAGGTTAGAAACGTTACATCAGCGTCTTTGTTTGCTCTAGCACAGGGCAATGTTGGCGGTGGTGCAAACCTGTGGGAATCTTTCTCCACTGTCATGGGCAACATAACCAAACGTGGTGATATAGATAAAGCCAAATACTATCAAGAGCTACAGCGTCTTGGTGTGGTTGGAACACAGACTCAAGTTCGAGAAATGGATCGCTTGATTAAAGAAGGTCTTGGACTGACTCGTCAGGCCGATGCGGACATTATGGGAATTCCTGTTGGTCAAAAAGTTGGAAACGTGTTTAGTCGCTCTAAACCCGCAAGCATGCTAACCAGCCTCAATACAAAATTAAAAGATGCGTATCAGGGTGGTGACGATGTATGGAAGATCTACAATTTTGAGTTTGAAAGAAACAAAATCATTCAGGCATATGGCAGTGAGGCTGCTGCTTCACAGGCACTGGGTAAGTCTGTAAATGAGTATGCCGCAGATATTGTAAAAAATACTGTACCGAACTATGAGCGTGTACCTGAGTTTATCAAGGGTATTCGTAAGCTTCCTGTAGGTAACTTCATCGCTTTCCCTGCTGAGATTCTCCGCACTAGCGCAAACACTCTTGGTGTTGCCCTTAAAGAGCTAGCCAGTGATAACCGTGCTGTTCAAGAGATTGGCATGCGTCGGTTAATTGGTTTTACCTCCACTGCTGTTGTTGCGCCTGCCGCCCTGCAAAAGATGGCTATGGACTTAACAGGTGTATCGCAAGAACAACTTGACGCTGCCCGTGAGAGTGGCCCCCCTTGGCAAAAGAACAGCCGCTTGATTCCTACCACAGTGGATAAGGACGGAAATCTCAAGGGCTACATAGACTATAGTTACACAAATCCATACGACTACTTGCAGCGTCCGGCGCTAGCTATTCTTAATGCCATCAATAAGGGTGAAGATCTTGGTAAAGATGCGAATGCGATTGCAACAGAAGCTGTACTTGGTGCTGTAGGAGAAATATTCGAGCCTTTCTTTGGGGAATCGATTATCACCGAAAAGATACTCGATACAACTGTTCGTGGCGGCGTAACTCAAACAGGTGCCAAGGTTTACCGGGAGGAAGATATACCGGGAGACATAGGCTTTAAGTCGTTTATGCATATTGCTGACGCAGTCGTTCCCGGCGGCGCTCCGTTCCAGCTTAAAGGAATGACCAAAGAGACACAGGAGCCCGGCATCGAAGTTGGCAGGTTCGCTCGTTCTATGTTTATGGGTGACACAGTTGATCCGGCTGGTAACGAAAGACGCGCAGCAGAAGAACTGTTTCGAGCTTTTACTGGTTTGTCAGAAATTGAGGTTAAGCCAGAGAATATTCTGATGTACAAGGGCTTCGAGTATGGACGCGGTATCAGAAGCGCAAGTCAAATCTTTAACAGTGCCGTCTCTACCAGAAGCACTCTGGATCCTGAGAATGCTATAAACACTTACCGCGAAGCTAACGAAACTAGATTCCGGGTTATGCAAGAGATGTATAGAAACGTCGAAAACATGAGAAGGCTAGGCATGTCTGATGGTGAGATTCGTCGTGCCATGAAGAAGAACAAAGTAGCCAATATATCAGAGTTAATGCGCGGTGAATTTGTTCCTATGAAGGTTAGCTCAGAGATTCGCAGGCGCGTTCGTGAGAACGATAATGACTTGCCAATGAGTGACTTAAATAGTATTCGTTATGAGTTGATGGGACGCAGGCTTGACGAGCCAGTGGTAGAAGAAGAAGCCCCAGCACCAGACTTTGACCCATCTCGTTTGGTTCCTATTTCTGAAGCCCCAGCACCAACTGAACCAGTTGCTGCAACCACACCTCCTCCTGTGGTGGCGCAAGCGGGTCCTGCTACAGCCCCTTCGGCGGGACCCGCACCTACTTCAATGGCTAATGCTATAACACTGCCTAACCCACAAGACCAGCTATTGGCAGCAAGGTTACGAGGACAGTAATGAACAAAGATCAGCTAAGAGAAGAGCTTGCAGAAGACGAAGGCTGCAAGTACGAAATATATTTAGATCATTTAGGTCTACCAACTTTCGGAATCGGAGCGCTCATTAAAGAGTACGATCCAGAATACGGTCAGCCTGTTGGCA